AAAAGAATATGCTTGGGAAATAAAAGTTCATGAAGAAATTCTTATAGAAGAGCTTAAATCCACAAGGAAAAATAAACAACATCTTATAGATGTATTTGATTATTTCTTTGTAAGTGGGTGGAAATACAATAAATATATGTGGAAACCTTTTACAACACAAAATCTTGTAGATGTAAGAACCATAATTCATGACTATTTTGCTGCTTCAAATTTTGAAGGTGTATATACAAAACTAACTGCAGAGGATAAAGAGTATTGGTGGTATAGAGTCCCTCAAACACATGGAATTACACTTCATTTATTAGGTGCCTTTGATAATATTGAAGAACTTAATAAACATATGAATGAAGACTTCTTATTAAGTTTAAAAAACTTACAAAGAGAAGATCTAGATTTTAGAAATGTATGGGACTCTTTAAATACATTAGCTCATTTTTACCATGAAGAAAATAAATATGGGAATATTTGGCATAGGGTAATACCAAATGCTATAGAGGTTAGAGCAAATGATGAACCTATAGGACTTGTTACTAGAGATGAGTTCTCTCCAGAAGATGCTAATTGGCAAAGAAGCAAATACCATAAAGAAGCTTACTTAGACCAGAAAATAAAGGGGAAAATCTAATGCATCGAAAGACACGTAAAAAAATTACAAAAGCTGGAAGGACAGCTCAAGATAATTTTATTAAACATAGCACTAGAAATACAAACGATCTAGATAAAACTTCCAGAACATTTAAAAGACTGAAAAAAAGAGGAAAAATCTAATGAGGACTGACTTAGTTTTTCAATTCGACTCTACTGATCACGGCACAATTGATTGGAAATACAACGATGATGTAAAGGAAAAAATGTACTACGCACAATGGATGGTTAAAAAGCGGGACGTAGTTGTGCTTACAAAACTACCTGCAGATATTAAAAAGATTGTGCATACAGAGTTATTTGAAAGCTTTGCAGAAGAAAACCAACAAGTTAGAGATCACAATAATAAAAAGGCACGTGAGAGACGTGCGAGGAAAAAATAATGGAGATTAATAGAATTAAAAAGCTAAGAATAGCCATGGGCTTAACTCAAGCACAACTTGCAAAAAAGGCTGGAGTTTCTGAAAAATCTATACGGAATGCTGAAAATAATAAAATAAATTATTCAATAATGAATAAAATAGTTAAAGGTTTTACTAAAACTACAGAAATAGACGAAGTTCAAAAAACGTTATCAAAAGTAGTAAAAAAGGAAAAAATAATGAATGGAGAAATAATGGACGAAGTTACATACTCAATAACTATTATTTGGGGAACTGAAGGAGAAGAAACTAAAACTTATACTTTTAAAACCTTAGAAGAATTAGAAGCATTTCGTGACGGAGTGCATGAATCAAATGGGTGGTGGGAGTATGAAATTAAAGGAGAAAATAATGGCTGATTCATTTACTAGAGCTAGAACAAGATTGTTACTAGACCAACCATTCTTTGGTGCATTAGCATTAAAGTTAATAGTTCAAGAAGATACTACAATGCCAACTGGAGCTACAGACGGTAAGTATCTCAAATATAACCCTAAGTGGTTTGAAAAATTACCTGAGCCACAGCAAGAAGGGTTCATCGCTCATGAAATTATGCACATAGTTTACATGCATATGCTACGTAGAGAGCACAGACACCACAAAAAGTGGAATGTAGCTGCAGATTATGTAATTAATTGGAATCTTGTACATGACTGTCACATGTCTTTACCAGAAGGAGCATTACTTGATGAGAAATATAGAGACATGACAACTGAGCATGTATATAACTTGTTACCAGAAATGGAAGATGAAGATGGTAACTCAATACCTTGGGACGATTTACCTACAGACTTCGGTGGTTGTGGTGGAGTAGAAGACGGCCAAGGAGATGGAACAGTTGCAGAACAAAAATGGACCATCGATATCAACCAAGCATATCAAGCAGCGAGAATGGCTGGTAAGACACCAGGTGGGTTAACAAAAATTATTGATGAAATAATAAAACCTAAAGTTAACTGGAAAACAGTCTTAATGAAGTTTATAACTAATACAGCTAAGAACGATTACAGTTGGTTAAAGCCTAATAGAAGATTTATCGCTAAAGATATGTATCTACCTAGTCTTTACAGTGAAAGATTAGAATCTATTGTAGTTGCAGTAGATACATCAGGTTCAATCTCTGATGAAGAGCTACAAATATTTGCCTCAGAAACTAGTGCAATACTAGGCTTAATGGATCCTGAGAATATACATTTCTTACAGTGTGATACCGAAATAAATCAGCATGACACTTATACAAGACAAAATTTACCTCTAAAAGTAGAGTTTAAAGGTAGAGGTGGAACAGATTTCGCTCCTGTATGGGAATATATAGAAGAAAATAATCTAAATCCAAAATGCTGTGTCTATTTAACTGACTTATATCCATGTGATTGGGGCGAACAGCCACCATATCCTGTGCTATGGGTAGCAACAACAGATGATGTAGAAGTACCATTTGGTGAAGTAACAAGGATTCAGGTATAAAAATGGAAGAGTGTAAAACCTGGATAACAATTATTCGATACGGAGATGTAAATTCTCATACTGAACAAATAACTAGCTTTGGAATATTTCCAAGTGAATTAGAAGGTCGAGAATGGGCAAATGAAGTCTATAAAAATGAAAATGTTATAGTTGAAGTAATTCCATTTAATGATCCATTTTTACCAACTAAACCAGACTTAACAATTGTGCAATCTAACGGTAAAATAGAGGAAAACAATGAATAATAATCCATTTAAAGGTTTATATTCTTCACAAGGTAAATGGAGACAACCACCTGAAACGCCAATGGAAGTGGCTAAATGTCTTTCTATGTGCTTTGCATACCCACTTGATGGAGCTATAGAACTAATAAAAACCGGAGAAGGTAAAGATATTGTGCTACTTGGTAGAAGAGAACAATGGTCTGCCTATGATATAGCTGAAGCTTTATATGCTTTAACTGAAAGGACTAAAAATGGGTAGTGTTAAATCAGCTTTAATGGAAGATATGGATTTATTATATGGGTTCTATTTTGCTGCTACAGGAATATTAATGAAATACCCAATAATAGAAAAATCAGCTATATTAGATTCAAAGATAAAAGAACCTAGAACTGACGAAAGAGAACTTCGTAAAGATATAATAACAGTACTTATAGAATTAATGATATCTGAAACTGATCCTAAACTTAGAAAATCACTTACTTTTTCTGTAAGAGATGTAGTAGATCATTTAGTTCAAGGGCCTGAATATGGAGATGAACCTCATGACCCAATTTACTGATAAAGTTAGACAACGACAATTTGAAATAGATGCTGAAAAATGGGGAGAACAAGTAAAGATGGTTATTGGTGAAAATGGATATGTAGTCTACCATTTTAATAATGGTAATAAATGGATTATAAATTCAACCACCCATAAAAAAACTTGGGAATATGCAAACACCCACAAAAAATCTTTAATAGAAAAATTTGAAAAATTTTTAATAGATAACAAAAAAAGATAACTAACTAAGCTCCCCCGGAGCAAGGAAAATATAGAACATTAACCAGGAGGATTAATGATAACAATAACATTAGATTTTGAGACATATTACGATGTCAATTATTCGCTTACAAAGATGCCCACTCCAGTGTACGTCAACCATGATGACTTTAAAGTATGGGGAGTAGGCATAAAAGTCGAAGACCAAGAAACTGTATGGCTACAGCCCGATGAAATAGAAGCAGAATTTGCTACTTACAACTGGGAAGACGTAGCTCTTGTGTGTCATAACACACCATTTGACGCTTATATACTCACACAACGTTATGGAATCCAGGACGTAGGGCGTTATTACGATACAGCAGCGATGAGTCGTGGCTTGTATCCTTCGCAAAGTGCTAGCTTGTCTGCACTTGCAGAACGCCTCTGGCCCAACGATGTAAGTATGCGTAAAGGAGACGAACTTGTTAATGCCAAAGGTATACGTGATTTAACTGTCGAACTTGATAAAGAAATAGGTGGTTATTGTATTCAAGATGTTGACCTTACATATGCGGCCTGGCAAAGAATGTGTACAGGCTATCCAGAAAAAGAGTTACAGCTTATAGATCTAACAACACGTATGTATGTTGAACCTAAAATGATTCTAGATCCTGAAGTATGTGAAGCACATAGAGACGCACACAAAAAAGCAGGTGATAATGCAGTACGTAACTCAGGTATAGATAGAGATATTCTTAGTTCAAATCCAAAGTTTGCACAATACATCGAAGAAGAGCTGGAGATTGTAGTACCAACTAAAAAGTCTCCACGCACAGGTAAAATGATCCCGGCCCTAGGTAAAACCGATTCGGCATATATACAAATGTGTAATATGTACCCAAACTACAAACATATCTGGGACGGACGAAGTGCAGTAAAAAGTAGAATAGAAGAAACCCGAGCCGAAAGATTCTTATCATCTATAAATAAAGATGGGACATTTTCTGCCCCCCTTAAATATTATGCTGCTCATACAGGAAGATTTGGGGGGACTGAAAAGATTAACTTACAAAATCTCCCCCGGAGCAGTGAGTTGAGACGTGCAATACAAGCTCCAGCAGGGAAAATGATGTATGTAGCTGACCTATCTAATATAGAAGCAAGAATGTTAGCTTGGTTAGCAAATGAACCTTACTTACTTACGAGCTTCAAAAACCAGGTAGATGTGTACAGCGAATTTGCATCTCAAATATATGGTAAAAAAATTACTAAAGAAAACAAACTTGAACGTTATGTAGGCAAGACCGCAGTACTTGGTCTTGGCTATGGTATGGGCTCCGATAAGTTTAAGTATACACTTTCAACCGGATCACCATCTGTTGATGTAAGTGATGCAGCAGCCAAAACTATTGTAAATCAATACCGAAGTTATTATGCAAATGTACCGAACTTATGGTCTCAATGTAAACAACTGTTATACAACATGCTTGATCAGCGTCAGGCGGGTGTAACATATGGACCATTGACCATAGGTCTTCACCAAATAACCTTACCTAATGGCATGGCTCTTAAATATCCGATGCTTACATACAGCCCCAGGGACGGACAATTTATGTATATGTCCTATAAAAAATCAGAAAGGCTCTATGGCCCAAAACTTACAGAGAATATTATACAGGCACTTGCTAGAATTGTTATCACAGATCAAATGCTTATACTTGAGCAAGATCCATTATTCGATGTTGTACTGACAGTTCATGATGAAATTATACTTACAGGGCCGGATACAGATTGTGATGTACACATGGATAAGATATTAAAAGTTATGAGAACTCCTCCCGAGTGGTGTAAAGACCTTCCATTAGATGCAGAAGGAGGGTATGATGTTTGTTACTCTAAATAAAACCACAAACACATACCAGATGCTAAGGAAAGGCTGTGAAAAACTTAATATTAACAAGGAGGAAGGGAGAGAAAATATACATACACGCTGAAGGAGCTGTGCTGGCAGTATGTACAATAACAGGATTAGGTACAAAACAAGTTAAATTAGCTTTCGAAGCTGATCCAACAATAAAGATTGATAGGGAAGAAATCTATCAAGACAAATTATGATATAATTATTTTTCTAGGAGGGATATCAAATGGAACTTATATTTTTAAGCTCTAAACAAAAATTAGTTAAAGAAATTTCAACTCAGGGTGTAACGCCCTATCCATTAGTAAAAAACTTTACATCACACACTGAGATGGTGAATGACTGTGATGAATTTTACGATGCGCTTACAACACACGCGCAGCTGGGCCATTGTTTGCATAAAGGAGTGCTAAAGAAAAAATTAAAAAACTCCCCCAGAGCAGGTATAGCAGATCGCAATGCCCCGACCGATTACATAGTATTTGATTTAGACGGATTACATTTACCCAACTGCAGTGTTACGAATGTAATAGAAGAAGATGATATTAAAACTATAGCAAAACAGTTTGTACATCTTTTACCATCAGAATTCGATGATGTAAGTTACATAGCACAAGCCAGCGCCAGCCTAGGAAATAAAGGAAACAATATATCAATGCACTTATTCTTTATGCTTGATAGACCTGTATATCCAAGAGCTTTAAAAGAATGGTTCCGATCTTTAAATTATGAAATCCCTATAATAGCCGAGCAATTATCTTTATCTTCAAATGGACAATCTTTAACTTATCCGATAGATATATCAGTATCTGACAACTCTAAACTTATTTATATTGCCCCACCTAAATTTACTGGTGTACAAGACCCCGTGGCTGGTTCACGATTTGTAAAGATTAACCGTGGATCATCGACCGTTGACATATTCCCATTGCTTAAGAATGTTAACCGAGAACGTATAACTAATCTTGGTATTCAAATAAAAAATAACTTACGTAAAGAAGCCGGCTTACCAAAAAGAAATGCTAAAACACAGAACCTAAGTATTGGAGATGAGTTTGTAGAACTATTAGATAATCCAGATAAAGTTACAATACAAGTGTCACGGATCTCTGAGCCGTATGTAAACTGTAATGTTAATGGAGGAGACAGCGGTGGATATTATTTCTTATTAACCAACCCCCATTATATGTACAACTTTAAAGGAGAACCTATATGGGAAATAGAAAAAGCCGACCCCGAATTCTATAGGTGGATATTCGAAGAATTTGAAAATGATATAAGCAAAGAAAAGAACCTAAAGCCCGTAGTATTAAGAGACTTTTTTACTGACACATACTATAACGGATTGTTTAATACTAAATTACAACAGTTCGATGATAAGTTCCCATTAACTCCAACTAATAAAACTAGTCTAGAAGGATTTATGAAAACTCATAATCGTCCTACCCCAGAATTTGTTCCCGATGCCCGTGTAGTATTTGATCCCTCCGATCCCACGGGCATCAACCTTACAGAAGTCCCTTATTACGTGAACATGTACCGTCAGAGTGAGTATATGCTTAACTTACAAAAACCTGATGAGGATCTAGAATATGGTACAGCAATTAAATTAGTAGATTCAACACCAAATGTTTATAAATTAATATCACACATACTTGGAGGCGCCCCGGCCGAGTTTGAACACTTTATTAATTGGCTTGCTTACATATACCAGAATAAAAATAAAGCTATGACAGCGTGGATACTTACAGGCGTCCCGGGCACTGGTAAAGGTTTGTTCATACATAAAGTATTAAAACCTTTATTTGGAGAAGCCCAAGTACCTATGAGGGCTTTAGAAAATATAGAAGAACACTTCAATTTATATATGAGAACAGCATTATTCCTAGCAGTAGATGAGTTCCGAATGGGCGATTCAGGCAATATAGGTAAAATGGCTGATAAATTAAAACACCAAATAACCGAACCAAATCTCACAATTCGTGCGATGCGTACAAATCAGGTAGAGCTTCCAAGCTTTTGTAACTTCTTATTCTTAACCAACCGAGCCGATGCAGTAAAAATAGAAGAAGGCGACAGACGTTACAACGTAGCCCCTAGGCAAGAACGTAAGTTGGAAGAAGTATATCCAGAGTTACTTACAAACATCCAGGAGCTGCACCTGGAGTTGTACAAACTAGCAGGAATATTAGAAACGTTCAAAGTAGATGAGCGTATGGCTCATACAGTATTAGAAAATACTGCTAAACAAGAGATGAGACAAGTCAGCATGTCTGTACTAGAAGAATTTGCAACAGCTATAAAAAGTGGAGACTTACCTTTCTTCTCTGAAATATTAGACATACCACTTACAAACGCGTTCGATGCTGGTGGTATAAGTACAGCACAAAGATATGTAAAAAATTGGATAGCTACAGCAGGAGAAGAAGTAGTAATTCCTATGCCACATTTTAAAATAGTTTATGACATACTTACAGACAGCAAAAATAAAATGTCTGTAAGAGACTTTACAAAAGCCATGTCACGCCTTAATATAAAGGCAAGTCGTAAGAGAACCGGTGGCGACAGGTCAACTTCAGCCCCTAGAGGAGTTGTAATAACTTGGCAAATAACGGAAAGTATTAAAGAAACACTAATAAAGGACTATTTTGACTCTAATGACAGATCACTCCTTGAAGACAGTACAGCTAACGAGCGACAAGCGGGCTGATATTGACGATTCTTTTACTAAACCTGATGAATTAGGTTTAGTTCCTAGCTGGTCTTATTCAGCTTTAAAAGTATATGAGACCTGTCCTTATAGAAGTTATATCCAGAAAGTTAAAAAAGTATATGAAGATGCAGGCCCTGCTGCCGAACGTGGTTCACGTATACATAAACTTGCTGAAGACTATGTGCAAACTAAAATAGATGAACTTCCCGATGAATTAAAAAAATTTGCTGCACAATTCGAAGATCTCAGAAAGTTGTACTGTGAAGGAAAAGTAGAAGTAGAAGGAGAATGGGGGTTCACTTTAGACTGGGACACTACAGGTTGGATGGCACCTGATACATGGGCACGTATTAAATTAGATGCAATCGTACATGAATCAGAAACATCAGCGCGTGTAATAGACCATAAAACAGGAAAAAAGTTTGGTAATGAAATAGCACACGGGCAACAAGCACTTATATATGCAATTGGAACTTTCTTTAGACACCCAACATTAGAACATGTACAAACAGAATTATGGTATTTAGACCAAGCAGAAACAACTATACAAGCCTATACTAGAGATGAGGCTATGGTATTTGCTCCAGGTCTTTATCAACGTGCAATAGCTATGACTACTGCTACAGAATTTCCGCCTAATCCAGGTAAGGAAAATTGCAGATGGTGCCCATATAAAAAAGGCGAGCACCCTATCTGTGAATGGGGCGTCAAGTAATTTATCTACACATCTAATTAACTCCAACGATGGTGTTGGGGTGTATCTTAATATAAGGAGTAACTATGAAATTAGATAACACCAAACAGCTTATGCAAAAATCTGCTAAGGTTTTATGCATAGTTGGTGCTGGAGCTGCAGGTTTAACCTTAACAGCTTTAGCTTTTTTATATACATTCCAAGCAATAGGTTTAATTCTAGTGCTTGGGTTATTTTTAATCTTATTATGGAGACTAAGAAATGCATAGCATTGTCGCAACAACCACAACTATTTTGTGGATATTATTAGAGGCCATTCAATTTGGCTATATGGCTTACTTAATTTGGAAGGAGAGAAATAGTGCTTACAATAGGTATTCTCAGCGCGTTAGGACTGCTGCTGCTAGCGCTTAAAGCAGGCGGTAAAAAAGTTATAGGTATGGATATCGTATTTGATATTGGTATTACTATAACTTTAATGATTATGTTTGCTGGTACTTTTAGCGGTATGGCTGCTGCCATGATTGGTGGACTTTTTGTAACTGTATTACTTTTTATTATGAAAAAGACTATGGTTCATGAGACTTTAACAGTCCAAAAAGGTATACCAAAATGGAAAGAAGTAGACCCTAGAGACCATTAAACATGTTATAATTAACTTGTATATCGAGGAACGGTAATACTATGAACGATGAACTAAGGCCATATGAGCACCAAGTTGTTACGACTGATTTTATTCTAAACAACCCACGCTGTTTAATTACATCTGATCCAGGTACTGGTAAGACTAGAGCTGTACTAGACGCTTTCGCCGATAGAGGTGGAAAAATGTTAGTACTAGCACCACTGTCTATATTAGAACCTGCATGGGCAGATGACATTAAAAAATTCCAACCTGACATTAATTGCGGAATTGCCTATGCAAAGAACCGAGAAAAAGTATTCTCTAATTCTGAGCACAATATAGTTGTAACTAATTTTGAAGCTGTTAATTTCTTACTTAATAATCAAAACTTATTAAAAGATTTTGACACTATATGTATAGATGAATTTACAGCTTTTAAAAATAGAACTACTAAACGTTCAAAAGCACTAGCTAAAATTATTCATAATTTTGAATATAGAATAGCTATGTCAGGTACTCCTAATAGTAATACCATCCTTGATATTTGGCACCCAACCTTATTAGTAGATGATGGACAACGATTAGGTAAACGCTTCTTTTCTTTTAGAAGTCAGGTTTGCACCCCTAAATTCAATGGTTTTGCCAATGAATGGATAGATAAACCAGACGCAGAAGAAGCTGTAGCTAATGTATTAAAAGATATTACAGTTAGACATGCATTAGAAGATTGTATAGACATCCCTGAAAATGTAGTTCGAACTATGTATACAACTCTATCACCAACAATAAGAAAGAATTACGAAACTTTAGCTGAAGAGTCTGTGTTGTACACACAACAAGGGACCATTAATGCTGTAAATGCAGGAGCTAGAGTTAAAAAACTTCTACAGCTTCTTACAGGAGCAATATATGACCAGGAAGGTAATGTATTAAAAGTCCATGATGAGCGCTATGAACTTATTATGGATCTAGTAGAAGTACGTAAACACTCTTTAGTTGCTTTTAATTGGAAGCATGAACGTGACCAATTAATAGAAAAAGCAGAAAAGAGAGGCATTACATATGCTGTCATTGACGGAGATGTAAATGTACAACAAAGAAAAGATGTAGTTGATCGGTTTCAAAGTGGTCATATACAAGTGTTATTCGCACACCCACAATCAGCTGGGCATGGGTTAACACTTACTAAAGGCACCTCTGCAATATGGTCATCTCCTACTTATAATGCTGAACATTTTCAGCAATTTAATAGGAGAATCCACAGAGCAGGACAAAACTTAAAAACCGAAACAATATTAATTACAGCACGGGATACCTGGGAAGAAAGTGTGTATGAAAAATTAAACACAAAAATGGGTAGAATGGAGAACTTATTACATGTACTATGTAAATTATCCAATTAAAGATATGAGTAAAGATCTTTTAGAAATGAATCCAAGTGCTGCTCTTGCTGTCGAAGCTTTAGCAGAACTCCCTAAATCCACATTAGCGACTGCGTTAGTATTTGCGATTGCTCAATCAATTACATTAAACGACCCCAACGATGATGAAAGTATGAATCTTGTGTTAGAAGTAGCTTCTTCTGAAGCAGTTAATCTAGCAGAAGGTATTGATGTAATTTTTAACAGTAATCCAAATATAACGAGGCACTAATATGGAACCTAACTTAGATGATTTAATGAATTCGCTTGCAGATTTTCGCGAAGTTATAGCTACAACCGAACAAGGTTTAAAAGAGCTAAAACAAAAGAAGAATGATCTGGAAGCACAACTAATTGCTAAAATGGAAGATCAAGGAATTGATCGAACAGGCAATGATCGGTGTTCAGTTTCTCTTAAAACAGAAACTGTTCCTACAGTAGAAGACTGGGACGAAGTCTATAAACACATACTCTCTACGGAGCAGTTTGAGTTATTACATAGACGAATGTCAGCTTCTGCTTACCGAGAACTTCTCTCCTTGGATATGGAACTCCCAGGAGTGAAACCCACGGACGTGATTCGTATTAATTACAGATCACGATAACATTAACTATGAAATAAGGAAGAAGAACTATGGTTGAATCTACTGGTACAAATGTACAATTAGTCTCCAAAGACGTTCCTGCTCACGTAGTAAAAGGCACTGGCCTAGGAAATGAAGAAGTTAATAAAGAACATCTTCAAACTCCTAGAGTTAAGTTAATTCAAACAATGTCAAACGAGGTGGATAAAAACCACAGCGAATACATTGAAGATTTATCTCCTGGTGACTTTTTAAATAGCGTTACTAAAGAGAATTATGGCACTGAGATTTATGTCTTAAATGTCAAATTCACTGAAGATTTCGTTGTTTGGAAAAAACGTGAGATCGGTGGTGGTTTACTAGGTAATTTTAAAAGCCTAGCAGAAGCTACTGATTACCTTACCTCAAATGATCTAGATGTTGATCAGCATGACATAATACAGACACAGTCTCATTTACTCATGCAGAAAAGCACTAGTACAGGAGAGCTAGGTATACCTTTTATTATGGACTTTGCATCTTCTAAGTTGCGTGTATCACGCTCTTGGAATTCACAAATCCAAACTAAAGGCGGTGATCGTTTTGCTTCTCTATGGAAAATGAAATCAGTTCAAACAGCTAATAAAGTTGGACAGAAGTTTATGAACTTAACTGTCGAATTTGAAGGCTGGGCGACTGAGGACGATTACCTAGAGGCTAAAAAGCTTTACGAGAGTCTATAAGCATAGCTTATGAATGAACATTCGTTCATTAGGTCTATACACACAAGCATGTCTCGCGATGTGTTTGTGTGGAAGATCTCCGATAAATATCAAGGAGGCGTACCGGATACATTTTATTCGGGGCCTTCTGGATATATGTTCATAGAATATAAATATGAATCTAAACTGCCAAAAAAACCCACCACTAAAATAAAAATTGC